CAAGACTGTTCTCTCCCTGAGACGCAGATCACACGACCTTTGTCGCCTTTTCAAAAGCCATGACGACCAACACAAAACCGGTTAAAGCCAAGCGCAAGCCGGCTCAACGAGGGGCGGTGAAAAAACCGCTATTAGGCAGCACAAAACCTAGAATTCAAACGCCACCGCTTAAAGGTGCGTCCCGAATTTCTGAAGTGGCTGATCTTGCTGAAAAAATTGGTATGCCCTTGCTGCCTTGGCAACATTACGTGCTTGAGGATATGTTGAGTGTGGATTCAAAGGGTAATTTCCAACGCAAGTCGAATTTGTTGTTATGCGCGAGACAAGTGGGCAAAACTCACCTTGCAAGAATGAGAATCTTGGCTGGACTGTTTCTGTTTAACGAAAAGAACATTTTGGCAATGTCCTCAAATCGAAACATGGCATTAGATACGCTTAGGCAAGTGGCAAACACAATTGAGGACAATGACTTCCTAAAAGCGCAAGTAAGGCAGATCAGATATGCAAATGGTCAAGAATCGATTACTTTACTCAATGGCGCAAGATATGAGATTGTTGCTGCCACTCGCGACGGCAGCCGCGGAAAAAGTGCCGACTTCCTTTATATTGATGAATTACGCGAGGTATCAGAGGAAGCGTTTAAGGCGGCAATCCCAACAACTAGGGCAAGACCAAATTCTCAAACTTTAATGACAAGTAACGCCGGTGATGCTTTCTCAACAGTTTTGAATTCTATGCGTGAGCGTGCGCTTGACTATCCAAGCAAGACTTTTGGATTTTGGGAGTATTCAGCACCATTGGCAGCAAGGCAAGACATTAGGAATAAAAAGTATTGGGCAATGGCTAACCCTGCCCTTGGTTACACCATTACCGAGGAAGCAATTGAGGAATCTATTGCAACCAACTCAATTGAAGCGACTTTGACCGAAACTCTTTGCATGTGGATTGATTCTCAGGTTTCGCCTTGGACTTATGGTTCAATCGAAGCCTGTTCAGTATCTGAATTGATCTTGCCAGTCGGTGCAATGACTGTTATGGCGTTTGACGTCAGTCCAAGCAAGAGAACTGGCGCATTAGTGGCTGGGCAAATAATTGATGGCAAAATTGCGGTTGGTGTAATGGAAACCTTTAGTTCAGAAGTTGCCATTGACGAAGTTAAAATGGCTAGTTCAATAAATGAATGGGCTATGAAATATAGACCGGTTCAAATCGCTTACGATAAATACGCAACTGCGTTTATTGCCCAAAAACTTGAGCAATCGGGTCAAAAGTTAATTGACATATCCGGACAAGCGTTTTATCAAGCATGTGGGGAACTTGCTGACAGTCTTTCTAATTTAAGATTAATTCACTCAGGTCAACCGGAATGGGTTTCGTCAATGAACAACGCCGCCGCTAAATACTCAGATGCTTCATGGAGAATCATCCGAAGGAAATCCGCCGGATGCGTTGCAGCAAGTATTTCAACTGCAATGATTGTCCACATGTTGAGCAAACCCATCTCAGTTCCTAAGATTTATGTCTAAGGTTTGTGATATACTTCACCAATGGGATTTTTTCGAGATTTAGTCGGTTTATCACCTAAAACAAACTTAACAGCGCAATTAGCCCCGCCTGTTGTCGCTGACCCTTTTAATTATTATAGTCAGTTCACTCCGTTTCAATCCGTAGGTAGAGATGAAGCGATTTCTGTACCCGCAGTTATGCGCTGCCGCAATTTAATTGCAACAACAATCGGCGTGATGAATCTGGAAACATATTCAAAGGCAACTAAAGAGGAATTACCAAATTTACCTTGGGTAAATCAATTATCTAAATCAGCACCTAACTCAGTTATTGTCACCGCCTTGATTGATGCACTTTTATTCTACGGCAGCGCATATCTTGAGGTAACTGAAGTTTACCAAGACGATAATCGCCCATCTCGTTTTGATTTTGTAAATAACACTAGAGTTCAAGTGCAATTAAATAAAGAAAACACTTTTGTCGATTTTTATACAGTAGATGGACGTGAAAGACCAATGTCGGGGATTGGCTCACTTGTCACATTCCAATCACCTATTGATGGAATTTTACATGCCGGCGCAAGAATTTTGCGAGCAGCAATTGATTTAGAAAAAGCAGCAGCAAACGCAGCGGCCGTTCCAACTCCAGCGGGAATCTTGAAAAATAACGGCGCAGATTTAGGTGATAAGGAAGTTGCAGGATTATTAGCCGCTTGGCGTCGCAGTCGGGCTGAAAGATCAACGGCTTATCTAACTTCAAGTTTAGAATTTCAACCAACTTCGTTTTCACCGAAGGACATGACCTATAACGATAGTTTGCAGTACATGGCAGTTCAAATTGCAAGACTTTGCAACGTAAATGCCTATTACATAAACGCAGATATTAATTCCTCATTTACATACTCCAACGTCCAAGACGAAAGACGTCAGTTCGTTTCTCTAACTTTGCAACCTTACATTTCTTGCGTTGAGTCAAGACTTTCAATGGACGACATAACACCAAATACACAATTTGTAGCGTTTGACATGGATTCAGGATTTTTAAGAGCAAACCCACTTGAGCGTCTAGCAGTAATTGAAAAAATGTTAGCACTCGATTTAATAACAGTTGAACAAGCGAGAGAAATGGAAGAACTAAGCCCAAATGGAAATAATTAATTTTAGTGCAGATTTAGAGGCTTCAGAGTCTCGCCGTATTATTGCAGGTAAGATCGTTCCGTTTGAAAATGAGATTGGCAATACTTCAGTTGGTAAAGTAATTTTTGAAAAAGGTTCAATTCAAATTGATGAACCAAGCAAGGTAAAATTATTACTTGAGCATGACCCAAAAATGCCAATTGGGCGCATGAAATCGATAACTGAGGATTCATCAGGTTTGTTCGCAGAATTTAAGGTTAGTAATACGACTAGGGGTACAGATAGCCTTATCGAGGCAAGTGAATCATTACGTTCCGGCTTGAGTGTTGGAGTGGAAGTTATTAAAGGAAAGAACAGTAACGGAATATACAGAGTTAGTGCTGCGAGACTTATGGAAGTTAGCCTAGTACAGGCTGCCGCTTTCGAGAGTGCCGCTGTCACTTCAGTCGCTGCGTCAAACGCAGAGGCAGAATCAACCGAAACCAAAACAGAAAATGAGGAAATTGTGGAAAACACAAAGCCTGAAACAACTGTTGCGTCCGAGGTAGTAGAGACCCCTGCGGTTGAAGCCTCTCGTCCAACAGTAGCAGCACCAATTTACGCAAAGCCACGCCTTGAGTTTTCAAAGGAAAAATTTCTTGAAAACACATTACGTGCGCAATATCTAAATGATGAGGATGCACGTCAGTATCTACGTGCAGCAGCAGATACAACTGACAACGCAGGTTTAGTTCCTACACGTCAATTAACCGAGGTAATTAATCCTCTTTCAAATGCTGATCGTCCATTTATTGATTCAATTTCAACAGCAGCATTACCTGATGCAGGAATGACTTTTGAAATTCCTAAGTTAACTCAAGTACCAACAGTTGCTGAAACTGCTGAAGGTGCTGCACCATCACAAACTGATCAAAATGTTTCCTTCTTAAGTGTAAATGTTAAGAAGTACGCTGGTCGTCAGATATTTTCGACTGAGATTTTGGACAGAAGTTCGCCGGCGTTTTTTGCCGAATTGGTACGCCAAATGGAATTTGCATATGCTAAGGCAACTGATGTTGCAGTTGGTACTGCATTAATTAATGGTGGTACAGATGGTGGCAACCGCTCAATGACCGCAGCGAACATTCAAAAGTTCATTTCTGACGCAGCGGTTTCAATTTACAAGGGAACACTTGGATTCGCTACTAACATTGTTGTTTCACCTGAACAATGGGGTGCGTTGCAAGCATTAGTTGATGGTTCAAATCGCGCTGTATTCAATCAGACAATTAACCCTCAAAATGCTTCAGGAAATCTAACTCCTACAAATATCCGCGGCAACATTGGTGGATTAAATTTACGCGTTTCAACTGCTTTAACTGATGGTTCAGGAATTGGCGATAACACAATTATCGTAGTCAACCCAGAATCTTATACATGGTACGAATCTACTAAGTATCGTCTTGAGACCAACGTTATTTCAACTGGTCAAATTGATGTTGCTTATTATGGTTATGGCGCGATTGCAACTAAGGTTGCTGCCGGTGCTTATCGTTGGATGGTTGCATAAACTTCCTTAAATAGGAATCATCTGTAAAGGGGCGTTGGAAGCCTTCGCCCCTTTACTTTAAGAAAGGACAATATTTTGCCGGCTACTTATGTGACGCAAGCCGAACTTCGTACATTACTTGGAATCGGAACTTTATATTCTGATGCAGTAGTTGAGGAAGTGGCTCAGGCTGCCGAAAATATAGTTAAAGGTTTTCTATGGTTTAATAAGGCTTATGTTTATTCAACAGAATTAAAAAGTTTAACAGCAACAATAGTAACAGTTGAACCTCATGGGTTTGTAACGGGTCAGTCTGTTGTCTTAACTGAAAGCGGTGCAGTTTTTAACGGAACTTACACAATTACTGCAACAACTCCATTATCTTTTCAATATACAAAAGCGTCCGGTGCTGACCAAAATGCACATTTAGTAAAACCTTACGGAGTAATAACAGGTTCTTTTCATGGAACAGATTACGCAACTGTACCTGAGATTCGTCAAGGAACTGCCATGATTGCAGTTGACATTTGGCAAAGCAGACAGCAAACAGCCAATGGCGGAATCTCGCCTGACTTCCAACCTTCACCATATAAAATGGGTAACACGCTTCTCGCGAGAATCCGCGGGTTAATAGCAAATCATTTATCACCTAATGGCTTGGTTGGCTGATGACAGTTGCCGTTACAACTCTCAGAACAACCCTTGCGACTGCGTTAACTAACGCAGGGGTTTGGCAGGTGTTTTCATATCCACCTGCCTCACCCATAGCAAATTCACTAATTATTCAACCGGATGACCCTTATATTGAACCAAGCAACAATATCTATTCAAGCGTTGCACCAAAAGTAAATTTTCGTTTAGTGATGATTGTTCCAATGCTAGACAATCAAGGTAACTTAAACGGAATTGAGGATTTTGCCGTCGGTGTTTTTAATAAACTGGCAGCAATAACTACCCTCAAAATTAGCGTTGGTAATATATCTGCACCCAATGTTTTATCAGCAAGCGCAGGGGAAATGCTAAGTGCAGATTTAACAATTTCTATAATGACAAGTTGGGGATAAAACATGACCGAAATTTATGATGTTCCTTCAGAGGACAAGGCTTGGCTTGAAAAAGTCGGGCAAGTAGCAAAAACAGAAAAGCCTAAACCAATCTCAAAGAAAGATGAGGAATAACCAATGGCTGTATTTCTAAATAATAAGGTCGGCGTAAAGGTTAATTCCGTCGATCTTTCAGACCACGTAACAAGCGTAACCCTAAACAGATCATTTAATGAATTATCTGTAACCGCCATGGGGGATGCCGGTGAAAAATATGTAAAAGGGCTTGAGACTTCGAACGTTTCAATTTCATTTCTTAACGACACCGCTTCAGCAAACGTTCTTGCAACTTTGCAAGCCGCTTGGGGTACTTCAGTAACTGTCGTTCTTTTGCAAGAAAAAGGAACTGCGGTTTCAGCGACTAACCCTCTTTATACAATGACTTGCCTAGTAAATAACACCACCGACATTAACGGCGGAGTTGGCGATCTTGGTACTCAGGATGTAACATGGACTGTTAACGGCGCAGTTACAGTTGCGACAACAGGTACATTCTAAGGAGATTAAATGATTAAACTCAGAGTGACAAAGGCTTCAGGCGACGTATCAGATTTTGATATTAGTCCTGCACTTGAGTACGCATTTGAACAACAATTTAAGACTGGGTTTCATAAGAGATTCAGAGATGAGGAAAGACAATCGGATATCTATTGGCTCGCATGGGAAGCCGAAAGACGTTCCGGAATTACAGTCGTACCATTTGGGGACAAGTATTTAGAAACTCTATCCAAGGTAGAGATTTTGGATGCTGACGCCCCAAATGGGTAACGCGGTATGACACGACGTATTTAATTGCTTTATTAGCAGTTAGAACAGGCATACCGCATAGCGAATATATCAATATGGATAGAT